CCCCCTTCGAACTCTAAGCCAAAATATATTACTCCGGATACGTCAAAATTTTCAAAATTTGGTTTTGGTTTCCCGTCAAGAGTTTCATTGTCGGCGTGTATTTCTGGTTCGTGGTTGTCTGTCCGCCTAACAAAAAACCCCGGATGAAATACGGACCAGTTGAGGTTTACGTTATAGGAGTCTTCAATCAATTTGCCTGCGGCCATTGTCTCAACACGAATAGTGTTATATAGTTCTGAATAGCCTTCCTCTTTCATTTTCTGTGGGCTAAGCGATTCTTTCACATCAACCGACAATTGATTAATAAGCTCGAGAGAATCATGGTTGATGAAGTTTAAAACTTGATAAATACCGTCTAGTTTTCTGCTTTTATCGGAAGACATTTGCTATACAACCGTATAGAACGATGGGGTCGTATATCTTTCTCCAGACGTAATCATTTTGACACCATGCAGGTAATTCACATCACCTGGGTGGATAACTGCAAGACCAGGCTTGGGGCGCACGGTTATATTGTGCTGTGGATAGTAGAGCTCTCCACCGGTAAACTCATCGTTGTAGTAAAAAAGGGTATTTATGTCGTAGTCGACAAATGCATTTGGGCGCCCGTCATTTAACTGTTTGTCTGCGTGGGGTTGTTGCTCTATGCCAGGACGCCACTTCATGATTACTGGCGGACGGACTGAAACCTCAACGCCGAATATGGACTCAATAGTTTCTTTCATTTTGTAGATGTACTTATCCACTAGGGCATGTACTGCTGGGTTGAGTCGCAGCAAAATATCACTGCTGCACTGTCTATCGTTCCAATAATCGGCGTTATAAAGGCAGGTTCCATCCTCCGCATACACGCTTTCTGCTTCATTGTTCCACTCATTTATTGTCGGACAAAAGTCTTGAATTTTTTTTAAGTCATTTTCATTTATAAAATTTTCAATAACGTGTATGTTTTCTGGACCTGTTCCAAAATGCCCTGGCTTTATTTTCCATGGCGATTCTTCAGTAATCATGATTCACCGCCGTTCGACATGACATAATCATACAGCTCCATATCCATATGGTTGCGGCTTTCTATTTCTTTTACTTGCGCAGGACTTGGCATGACGCCACTTCTTACTGAAGAATTTATTTTGTTGTTGTCAATCCCCCAAAAATCACAGTCAAATTTTTCTTTACATTGTTTTATTAAATAGTTGTTAATTTCTTTTCTTTGATTTATTTCAAACAGTTTAATATTTTTTATTTTATTTACTAATTTGTTTTTGGTTTTTGGCATATCTGATTCAACAAACAACATTGCATTTTCATTTATTTCTTTACTAGAAATATGTTCTCCAAAAATTTGTTTAATGCTGAAAATTCTACACGTAAGCATTTTTGTTTGCAGATTTCCGTCAAATGAAAAAAGTTTGCATTCAAATGGATAGTCTTCTTGACCTTCGAGAAATGCATCAAGTGTTGATTTGTCAAATTTTCTATTTGCCGACATTGCTCTGTAGGCGGCAATACTAATAAAATGGTCAATCGGTTCTCTTATAACTGAAAAAGTTTCTATTTGTCCGTTATTTTCTATTATCGGATTTGCTGCAAAGTGTCCACTTATCATTGGCCAATTTTTCATTTTTTCTTTATCGTAAGAAAATTCAAATATTCCAGGAACTAATTTTCCATATTCACGATTTTTAATTTTTGTAACATTGTTTAACTCAAACGACTTTTGTAATGAATAAAGTATTCCAGTTCCAGAGGTTCTAGGTATGTGTAAATGATAAAGATTATTCATTTTTATTTTTTGTGAGTATTTTGTGTTTTATTGGAACCCAAAAATGAGGTGACGTGTATCTAACTCCTTCTAAAACTTTTCTTACACCGTGAAGGTAATAACTTCCAGAAGGGAAAAATATCAACATTCCCGCTTTTGGTGTTATTTCAATACCGTGTTGAGGAAAATATATTTCTCCACCAAGATAGTTATCATTTATATACATTATTGAACCATAGTCAACAATATAGGTTTCGTTCGGTGTGCCATCCCTATTCTCTCCGTCGCCATGCAGCTCTTGTTCTTCCCCGGCGTCCCATCTACGTATTCCAGCTTCAGCTGGCTCTAACGGTCTACCAAATTTAAACTCAATTTGTCTTTGTATTTCGTCAATGTAACCCTTCATCGTGTCATACAGCTCTGGGTTGTTGGCTTTCATGTGTTTTGCTGTTGATATTTTATCTTTACCGCTAGCTGACCATGTTTCCCACTCGTTGATGGAATAGCAGTATTTGTATAGTCTGCTCAAGTCGTCAGCTGAAATAAAATTTCGAACGATGACAATATTATTTGAGTCTGCCACCCTGGCGTTCATGTTTACTCACCAAGAAATGTCTCTATATCTTCGCTAATTATATGAAGAGATACTTCAATGCCTTTTCTTTGAAGAAGATTTGGCCATGATTTATCTCCATATGCCCTGTATGCATCTTCGTTTTCTGGTGAGGGGTCAGTTTTTGGATTATGGTTTCGACGTCCATCATTGGTCCAAGACTCTGTAATCCATGGGAATGTCTCCCCATTAATGTTTCTTTCCCCAAGAAGAAATCCGTTTGCGTATCTTTTTATTTTTGTTCCTGTTTTATCAATCAAAAACTTTTCAAAATTTCCGCGCAACGGGTCAAAACCTTTTACTTTTTCTGGTTGTTTCAATTTACCGTTTTCGTCCATTTCTTCTGCGTATGACCAAGGTATTACCTCATTGTGATATGGAACGCCATTTGGCTGAAGGTCTGCCTTGTGTGCTCCTGTCAAATACCACCAAAGTTCATGTTGTTCTTGAATTTTTTCCTTGCCCGGAACGTAGCCAGGGTCATAAGTGTGTTTATCAAATCTTCCATTTGTTAATTCGGAAAACTTGTACGTGGTTCCAAAATTGTCTTCAGCATATTTTTTTGCCACTTCTCCTGGGGTCAGATTTAAACTATTTTGTTCTGCATAGGCCATCAATCCATTTTGAAATTCTGGATATCCGTGACAAACAAAGTCGTCAACAACTATGGCAATGATATTAAAATTTGGTTCGTGTTTATACATCTGATTAAGTTCTTCAATGACCGAGTGTTGCGGTATGTTCCCGCACCCAGCAGCAACATTAAACACAAGTGTCACTTTGCCTTTTTGTTTACTCAAAATATCTGATTCTTTTCCGTCAGCAGAGGACAACTTAATGTCATAAATAGAAACTGGCAATGTGTGCTCAAGCCATTCTGTGTCGTTTTTAAGCGATTCCGATACACAATTTTTTGCTATTTCCAAAACTCCATTTTGTAATTTTGTTTTAGAAATAAATTCATTTACGGTTGTTGCTGTCATGGTTGTCTCCATTTTGTATCACTTAAATCCCGGCGGGAAGAACGGTGGGAAGTATGGGGGGAAGAACGGCGGGAAGAACGGAGGGAAAAACGGGGGGAAGAACGGCGGGAAGAACGGAGGGAAAAACGGGGGGAAGAACGGTGGGAAGAACGGTGGGAAGTATGGGGGAAAGAACGGCGGGAAGAACGGTGGGAAGTATGGGGGAAAGAACGGCGGGAAGAATGGAGGAAAGTACGGCGGGAAAAAGGGCGGAAAGAACGGGGGAAAGTATGGCGGGAAAAAGGGCGGAAAGAACGGGGGAAAGTATGGCGGGAAAAAGGGCGGGAAAAATGGTGGGAAGTACGGCGGGAAAAACGGGGGGAAGAACGGGGGAAAGTATGGCGGAGTTACGGAACTCGATGCACTTGAATCATCCGATGCAACGCCATAGTTTGTGTTGGCTTTGACAGTGAATGTATAAGCTGTTCCAGCAGTCAATCCAGAAACCGTTATTGGAGAACTACTGCCGGTTCCTGTAAGCCCGCTTGGAGAACTTGTTGCCGTATAGGTGACTGTTCCTTTGCCAATGTATGTTGATGCAGTAAAAGCAACACTGACTTGCTGAGCATTATTTCCTGCTGTGTTATTGGCTTGGTCTACGGCGGTGCCAGTAACGTTGGTTGGCGTTGTTGGCTTTTTGCCGCCACTGTCCTTTGGTGTCTTATTTGCCATAAATTATGCCGAAATGTCTCCGACAAGAACCCAAGTATTCTCTGCTCGCTTAATGAGCGTAGCATACGACCACTGTGTCCGCATCTTCAAACCTGGATTTGCATTGATTGTTACACCACCAGTTGCGACGACCGTCGTCTGTCCGGCGCCAGTTTGAAGAATGTTGATTTGCGAACCAACAGGAAATGCAACTGAACTGTTTAATGGAACTGTCAAGTTATTCGCAGAAGCATTGCTCATCTCTACGATTTTGTTTTTATCAGACAGCACGAGTGTGTACGAAGCCGATTGGGCGCTTGTTGAAATATCTGCCAATTTGTCCAACTCAATCGCAGCCGAAGCATTTATGTCTGCGTTAACAATCGTGCCATCTGCAATCATTGTGCTGGTTACTGTGCCAGTATCGGTCGTTTGGACGACTGTTGCACCAACGGCGATTGTTGCTGTAGAACCCTCGCCTGGGGTGTGAGTTACCGAAATGCCTGTTCCCGCCGAAACACCCACCATGTAGTTTCCAGTTGTGTCCGTGCCAAGGTCAATTACGTCGTTAACCCATGCGCTTCCGTTCCACTTGAGGAATTGTCCAGAAGCCGCAGATGTGATGGTGACATCGCCGACGTCATCAAGCGTGTTGATTGTCGGAATTGAGGCATTCACCCACGCAGAGCCGTTCCACTTCAAGAACTCACCGTTGGCAGCACTGGTGATGGTGACATCGCCAATGTCGTTGAGCGTTGCTGGCGTCAGCGACGCGGCGTAAGACTCGGTTGCAATGTCGCCATAGGTCGTGCCGTTATTTGTTATTTCCCACTTGTCCGAAGTCTCATTCCAGCGAATTGCAACATTTGTAGAAGAACCGCGCTCAACTTCGATGCCAGCATTCTCCGACGGCGCGCCAGTGGCGTTGTTGTTCAAAACGATGATGTTGTCGTCAATTGTTACTGTCTCGGCATTAACCGATGTGGTCGTTCCTGAAACCGTGAGGTTGCCAGTGACGGTCAGATTGTCATCAACCGTTACCGTGCCGCCAGCGGAGTCAATCGTCAATCCACCCGATGTGGTGTCAATCTCATTGGCCGCAGTTACGCCAACTCGTACGGCATCAATGGTTGCTCCAGCAAAAGTTACGTTGTCGCTAGTTCCTACAGACTGACCGATTGACAACGTATGTGTAGTGCCTTCACCAGACGTTGCGGCACTTGAAGTTACGCCCGTGCCACCAGTAATCGTGGCTACGTAATTACCAGTTGTTTTAGTCCCAAGAGCAACTGTGTTATCTGGCAAAGTTACTGTGCCAGTAAAAGTTGGGGAAGCAAGCGGTGCCTTGAGGTCAAGGGCAGTTTGCGTAGCGCTAGAAACTGGCTTATTCGCATCGCTCGTGTTGTCTACATTCCCAAGCCCAACATCACCCTTGACCAAACCAGCAGGAGAAGTGATTGTTTTGTTTGTAAGAGTTTGCGCCCCAGTGGTAGTAACCAAAATTGAAGTGTCGGCAATGCCGTGGATATTGGTTGTATCTGACTCATGGTTGCTGAGTGCTGTCGCCGCATTGGTTGCCGCGGTTGAAGCCGCACCAAAGGCATCAAACGTGTTTGTGGTTACCGCAATAGTCGGCGTTGCCGTTTCACCAGAGTTATTGCTGAGCGTAATCCCAGTTCCAGCAACAAGGCTGGCTACATAATTACCAGTCGTATCCGTGCCAAGAGCCACGCTGTTCGCCGCAATTGTTGCGGTGATTGATGCGTTGGCTGAGCCATTAAATGAAGCAGAACCAGTGACGTCGCCCGTCAACTCAATTGTTCTTGAAGTGGCGAGCGTGGTTGCGGTGTCTGCATTGCCCGTCAAATTTCCAGTGACATTGCCCGTTACGTTGCCAGTCAACGGAGCGGTGACGCCCGCAAAAGTTACGGTGGAGCCAGTGCCAACTGCTTGACCGATTGCAATCGTTGGGCTTGACCCTTCACCTGGAGTATGCGTAACAGTTACACCTGTTCCTGCGGTTACATCTGCTACATAGTTACCTGTTGTGTCTGTACCAAGAGCGACTGAGTTCGGTTGAATCGTCGCTGAAATTGATGCATTTGCTGAGCCATTGAACGAGGCTGAACCCGTCACATCTCCAGTCAGTTCAATCGTTCGCGAGGTGGCGAGGGTTGTTGCGGTGTCTGCGTTGCCCGTGACGTTTCCGGTAAGTGGTGCGGTTACGCCCGCAAAAGTTACGGTGGAACCAGTGCCCACTGCTTGACCGATAGCAATAGTTGGTGTTGCTGTTTCTCCAGAGTTGTTACTAAGTGTTACGCCAGTACCAGCAACAAGACTTGCAACATAGTCACCAGTTGTATCGGTACCTAGTGCCACCGAGTTGGGTTGAATGGTCGCTGTAAGTGTTCCGCTTCCAAGGTTTGTTAATGTAAGCGAACCAGAAAGGTCTCCATCAAGAGTCACAACTGGAGAAACACCCGTAATTGTTGGATTATTTATTGTTGGCGATGTAAGTGTTTTGTTTGTTAACGTCTGCGCATCAGAAAGTGTCGCAACAGTCGCAATATTAATACTTAAAATATTTCCCGATTTAGACAATCCATTTCCTGCTGTGATGGTGGCAGTTCCAGTAAATTGCGTAAAATTTACTTCGTCTGTTCCAAGAATGTGTCTTCCAATTGTCCCTGTTCCACTTTGATTTTCCGCTGTTCCAATTGAATTAACAATGAATCCATTTCCCGCATTTATGGCGCCACCAAGTACAAAAAATGCGTCTCCTGGTTCAATGTAATTATTAACTGAGTCAAAATCAGTTGCACGAGTAAGTTGGTATGTAGTACTTACGGAACCTTGTACAGTTACAACATAAACACCGTTATTCTGCGGAGTGGCTTGGTCTTTTACAAGTATTCTATTTCCATTTGAAGCGTTTGTTCCGTCAACTTGCAATCTTGCGTTTGTTGTTGCGGTAAGCGTCGCACCCTCACCGCTTGTGCCGTTGTTATAAGTTGGCGAATTGGGAAGAGCTGCAGCGGTTGCAAGGTTAACAGCATCATGAAAATTTATACCTGCTGCAATATTGTCTACATAGCTTTTTGTAGTGGCGTCGGTAGGCGCGCTTGGGGTGCCCGAAAGCGTCACTTTTGCGAAGGTTGGGCTATCGGTAGTACCGACAGATTGACCAATGGCGATAGTCGGCGTCGCGCTCTCGCTTGAGTTGTTCGTCAGGGTTACGCCAGTGCCAGCAACGAGGCTCGCTACGTAATCACCAGTCGTGTCGGCTCCAAGAGCAACGCTGTTTGGCTGAATTGTCGCAGTGATTGATGCGTTTGCTGAGCCATCAAACGAAGCAGAACCAGCAACATCACCAGTCAATGAAATCGTTCGCGAGGTGGCAAGTGTCGTCGCTGTATCCGCGTTGCCCGTCACGTTTCCCGTGACATTACCCGTGACGTTTCCAGTAAGTGGTGCGGTTACACCAGCGAAAGTAACGCTAGACGCGGTGCCAACTGCTTGGCCAATTGCGATTGTTGGTGTTGCGCTTTCGCCAGAATTATCGGTTAGTGTTACGCCAGTTCCTGCGACCAATGAAGAAACATAGTTACCAGTGGTGTCCGTTCCAAGAGTCACGCTGTTTGGTTGGATGGTTGCCGAGATTGAGGCGTTCTCTGAACCATCAAAAGAAACCGAACCCGACACATCACCAGTGAGCGAAATTGTGCGAGCAGTTTCAAGTGCCGAAGCAGTATCTGCATTGCCGGTGAGGTCACCAACAAAATTTGCGCTTTCACCAGTACTGATACCGCCAGAGAACGAAATGTCGGTTCCGTCGGTCGTAATTTCAACACCGCCCAGGTCAATTGTGGTTCCCGACAGA